GAGGCTGGAGTGCCTCTCGGGGGAGATCCTGACGGAGCAGTACTTGCTACTTGTTAAATTAAAATTAAATTATGAAAAACCCATCACAAAATATAGTAAGTTTATCATTGCCTGATAAATTGGATAACCTAGCACAAAGATTAAATCAAGTTGAAGCTAGATTTTCTGACATGGGCTACAACATGTCAAATATTGTACAATCAGAAATTAAATCAAGTTTTAGAGGTCCTCCGCAAGTAGAAACTTTGCTAGCATTGCACACAGCAATTTGCATAGACACTATAGATCCGATGAAGCAAGGCAAGGTTAGATTTTTTAGTCCTTTACTACATGCACCAAATACTCCAACTAAAGCTTTGCCTTGGGCTTATCCAATTTCTAATCAAGGAGGATTTGATGATTCAGGATGCACATGGGTTCCTCCTGCTGGTTCTAAACTGTGTCTTTTATTTGAATCCGGCAATAAAAGTTGGGCTTACTACATTGGAACAACTTGGGATAGAGATAGAAGTAAAGGTTGGAATCCAATAACAGTCGAAGAATATGAAAAAATTCACAGAGGCCATAGAGGCGGCTATATGGTGGGAAAAAACGAGACAGAAGTTTTTCCTCCTTGGAACACAGAAAATTATAATGGTTTTGATATAAATTCACAATTAGATTTTGAAAATAGTCCAGACGGCGCCCAAACAAAAATTACTTATCCAAATATTTATGGTTGGAAAACACCTCAAAAACATATGATTAAGATGGTCGATGGAAATTATAAATGTAATTTCCGTTGGCAAAGATTAGAAATTAAGTCTGCTCAGGGAAACCATATTATATTGAAAGATGACAGAGTGCATCCAACTGCTCAGTGGGCACATCCTGAGTGTGGTTGTGGAGGTGGGGATGTTAGTTCTTGCAACGATGAAAATGGTGAGCCTCTTGAAAAATTAGATGAATGCCCAGCAAATGGAGACAAAAGCAGTTGTGCTAATCCATACTTCAAGCATAAAAACGAATGCAGGCCTTACAAGGGTCCTGCAAATTGCCAAAACAATAAAGTAGACAAAGTAACGCTTCCTCAATCTGGAATACAATTCATTTCGCTAAGTGGACACACTCTTTGGATGGACGATTCAGTAGCAGAACCAAAAGGAACAAATGAATGGGAAAGTTCTTTAAAGCCATTTGACTATGGATGCCCAGAAGACGAAGGTGTTTACAAGGGAAAAACAGCTTGGAAATCTGCTCACGGCCATCAAATAATGATGAGCGATGTAGAGCCAGATGGAAAGCCAGCTTTACGAGGAGATGAAAATTTTATAAGAATATTAACTGCTACAGGCAATAAAATAGAGTTAAATGATGACACTACAAGCTGTAGTTGTAGTTGTAAAAATTGTGGTTGTGGATGTGGAGAAGATAACGCAGGTCCAAAGCGTGGGATAACCATGCAAAGCACATCTAATCACACCATTCAAATGATAGATGAAAACAATAAACAATGTAGTCCAAATCGAAAAGAAGGAGGGACTCCAAAAAACGAAGCTACCAATGCGTTTGTAAAAATAAGAACAGGTTATGGTTTAGAAATGCACATGGGAGATGATAATGATCAAAAAGAAACTCAACAACAATATATCCAAATAATGGCTCCTCAATATGACGCTTGTTGCGGGCCTCACATAATAAGAATGCAAGAAGATCCAAATTGCGGTTTTATTTTTGTAAGAGCTGCTGGAGATTATATTTGCATGACAGAAGGAGATCATTACACCGCTGTTGGAGTTGGTAATTCGACTTCAGAATTCTGCGCTGGTGGTTGTTTGGGACCAAGAAATTGGTTCACAGCAGTTAGCAAGCATTCGCTACATTATTCTTGCAGATTTTATTTCAATAAAGCAGAAATACATGCATTTTTAGCTGACAAGCTCATATTGTTAATGGCAGGAAAGGATATTCCTCCTGATGGAGCAGAAAGTGATTACGATTGCATACCTAGTATAGGTCCTGTTTGTGTTTTGATTAAGGGAAAGGCAAGATGGAGCGATAGAGTTTTTGCATCATCTTCCCCACCATCTACTATTGCTTCTATTTTACAATTCTCGCCATTTGTGAAAGAACCGGATCCATGTCCGCCTCCTTGCGACTGTGCAAATGAAAACAATACAAAAATTTATGATTAAATAAGGTTTTAAATGAGTTTTTTAGGTGCCCCATATCCAATAGTAAAACATCCAAGAGGATTTTTCAGAACACAATCAGGAATGGATCAGGTAAAATCTGATTTATTAGTTTTATTACTAACTCAACCTGGCGAGCGAGTAATGTTGCCAGAATTTGGAACAAATCTTAAGAAATTCTTTTTTGAACCAAATGATACTTCTGTTTTAGAACAAATTAAAGAAGAAATTGCTAGAGCAATTTCAATTTGGGAGCCTAGAATAGCTGTTACTAACATTGAGGTTACAAACGGAGAAGATGTTTTAGATTCTCTAAGTCCATTGGACTTAAGACAAGATTTACAACATATCGTAAGAATAAGAATTTTATTTACTAATTTTAATGATATTACAAAAGTAGAAGAACTTAAGCTAGAAATTCCATTCGGAGGATAACATGCCAGAAAATTGCCCATTTGAATCAAATCCTTTATCACAATCATCAATTAATAAAAATGATCAAATCAATAATTTAAATTATACAAATCAAGACTTTTGGTCTTTGAAAAATAAATTAGTTGAATTTATCAATGAAAGATTTGGAGAAAATGGAAATACAATTCCCAATACATTTAATGATCTAGTAGAAGGTTCAATAGCAATAATGCTTATGGAGAATTGGGCATTTTTAGCAGATACATTATCATTTAAAATAGACCAAATGGTAAATGAATTATTTATTGATACCGTTACCGAGACTGATAATGCTTTTAGAATAAGTCAACTTGTTGGCTTTAAGCCAACCCCGCCAATACCAGCTAGATCTTTATGGACTGCAACAATAAGTTCTTTACTTACAACAGATGTTGTTTTAGCAACTCCAATAGAAATAGATGTTGTTTCCAATGATCAGTCTATCAAAATAGAGCTTTTTCCTGCTGACGCTGATAACAATCCTATATTTGATCAAGACATAATAATTCCTGCTGGTTCTTTTGTAAATTCTTCAATAATAGGCTTGGAGGGAAGAACAGTAACCGATGAGCTTTCTGGTAACGGCCAAATACTTCAAACCTATCCAACTAGATTCGGATCGGTGATTTATGATTCGGTATCTGTGAAAGTGGACGGAATTTTATGGGAAAGAGTAGAATACTTTACTGATTCTCAGCCAAGAAAAGAGTATAGAGTCGAATACGACTCTAACTATAAAGCATACATCATATTCGGAAATAATAGAGCGGGACTAAGTCCATCTAGCGGATCCAATATTCTTATAAAATATAGAATAGGAGGCGGAACTAATGGAAATATAATTACTGGCTATGCAGAGGCTCAAAGACTAGCTTCTGTTTTTGGATTTGATTTCAACATTCCTGTGTTTCTGAGAAACTATACAAAAGGTGACTATGGCTACAATGGCGATAATATCGATGACATAAGAAGAAAGCTCCCCGCATACCTTAGAACTCAAAATAGAGCGGTGACTGGGAGCGATTACAAAACTCTAGCGGATCAGTTCGTCACTCCTTTTCATGGACAAATAGGAAAATCAAATGCAGTTCTTAGAAATCATGGATGTGCTGGCAATGTTATAGACATATACGTCCTAGCAAAACTATATGAAGATGATCTTCAAGAAGCTAGTGATGAATTGAAATCAGATTTAGCTGGGATGCTTGAAGAGCAAAAAATGATGACAGATTACATATGCATAAGAAATGGAGAAGTAATAGAATCAGATGTATCCATAGAAGTTACCCTATCAAGAATTAATAGAAAATTTGAACAAGAAATAAAACAAAATTTGAAAAATAAAGTAAATGAATTCTTTAAATTATATAATTGGGAATTTGGCCAGTCTCTTAGAGAGTCCGACTTAATAAGGGCTTTATCTAGTGTTAAAGAAGTTCAAGGGTACGATATTGTTTTTACAACGAATAATGCAGAAAATTCAGGAAATTTAGTTACAACTAAATACTACGAAATTATAAGACCAGCAGAAATCAACATTTCTTTCATGTACGTTTGAGAATAAAATGACAATTAAAATAATTGGAATAGATAAAGATATTACAATCACGGATAATGTAAGATTTATATTATCAACAACAGACTCTAGTGGTTGTCTTAAAACTCCATATAAAATAAATAAAGCGACTATTTATTTTATATCAAGAGAATTCGCAGAAACATCTGTGTCTGAGTATTCGAACAACATATACGATCCATTATTATTAAAAAAATACGAAGAGCAAAAACAAGTTTCTTGTGTTTCTCCGAGTGCAGAAAATATAGCTAAATTAAATTTACTTAAAAAACAGCTAGACAATTCTAAATTTACATCTCCTTTTTTCTTTAAAGAAGCAATTCCAATAAAAATATTTGGTGGCTATCAAGATGAAATAATAGGTGTAAATGACATAAATATAGATCCTCACGGACATGCAATAAATATAGAAAAGCCTTACGAAGGAGAAATTTTTCCTGCTTGGCTGAATCCTGATCTAGTTCCTGAAGAAATAAAAAATAAAGTTAAAGAAGAAAATATCCTGTATGTTTATGAAGAAAAAAATAATACTATTGAAGGAAAATTTGTTTTAGATTGGAGTCCGATTGGATGCCGTGAAGGAGATTATTTTATATGCTGGGATTGGACTCCAAATGTTGCAGGAGATAGCATATCTGCTCATTTAATGTTCAGTTTAGGGTCGAATTCAAAAATGACAGCCTCTATACCGGCTCATTATACAAAAGAAAAAAAATATGAAATATTAATGGAGAAATATCTGCCTGAAATGTTCAAGAACATTTTATCAGAAAGTGATATTTCTCCTTATGTTTTACAAGAACTAAATTTATCTGTTGCGAAAGGATTTACTTTTGTTGAAGACATGGCAAATCAAATAATTGATTTGTTAGATGCAAATTGCATCCACGAGCAGTTGTTGCCTTTGCTTTCAAACATGTTTAATTTAAAATTAAGATCTGGTGATCCTACTCTTTGGAGAAGACAAACAAAAAAAGCAATAAGTAATTTCAAGAAAAAAGGAACAATTAGAGGATTGAGATCGGCTCTGTCGGATGCAGGCATCAAACTACTGAAGCTTACGAGATTGTGGCAGGTCGTTTCGAAATATACTTATCAAGAGCACTTTGTAAAAACAGATTCAAATATTTTTAGACTCACAAAGAATATAACATTTCCATTAGATGAAAATAATTTTGAATTATGGATTAGGAAGAAAAATTCAAATTATTGGGATCAATTAGACTCAACCTATGTTGAATTTAAGGAAGAAAACTTGGGATTTAATTGCGTTTGGATAGGCGGCGATTTGCCTGTTCCTTTGAATTTAGAAAAAGGTGACAGCATAAGAATACTTTATCAAATAGCAGACATTCCTGATATTGATGCTCAAAATATTGAAAATTATATTAGGATTTTAGACATAATGGATCAAAGAGATGAGAGAGAGCAAACTTATCCTTTGAAAAATTGGAATACTCGCGTAATAGAAGAAGATGATCCGTTGTTTGATATAATAATTCCTAACAAGCATCCGATTCAAGATCTTGTTGTCTGGGGGAGGGTCAGAACAGAATTCCCATATAGTGAAAACGTCTATAATATGGAAGAATACAATGGAAGTACTAGAGATAGTACAAATCCTTGTGATCTTGGCAAAGACTTTTTAGACCCTTGTAAAGATTGTCAAGCAAGTTCTTTTTCAATAGATGTGGAAATAGAAAATTTATCAAATGACAGAATTTTGGAGTGCCAACAAGTCGTAGAAGAATTTGTTCCATTTCATTCAAAAATTCATTCTATTAATTTTCTTGGTTCTAAAAATGAATTTGTAAAACCTCCTATAGAAGAAGTACAAGCTTTAATTACAATTTCTCAAGAAGAAGTTCTAATATCAGGTGAGGCACAACATATATTTACAAGAGCAATAGCGAATTCAAATAAAAATTTAGTAAAAAGAAATGTACTGGCTCAGATAGAAGATAAAACAGGAGCTGTGAACGGCTCAGGATACAATAGATCAATTCTCTTATTTTCTCCGAGTTTTAGTAAAAAATCAGATTTGGAAAATGAAAATTTTTCAAAAAAATCTAGCGGGTTTTTTAGAAAAAATATCAGTACGAATTATATCGAAGGAACCCCTTTTGAAAATTCCAATTTGCTAGAAATTTTATCTCCTTCAGCGAATGCTGGTGTTTATAGTATTTCTAAAGTGTCAAAAGACTCTTTAGAAGTAGTTTCTCAAGGACTAAATGCGATCACAGAGCCATTAAATAAATCTCAATTTGAATTCAGAGTTTCTAATAAAATTCATCAACAAAATGTAGACATTACACAGAATGATTTGACTATTTTTACTTGTGATTTTAATTTAAGTAAAATTAAAATAATTAGTCAAAAAGATATAGATGAAAAATTAGAAGTAGGAAGTCCCTATAAAATAAGAATGAATGATAGTGAATTTTATGAATTTGACATTTTAGAAATATTGCCAGATAATAAATTAATTATAAAAGGACCTTTGAACTCGGATGAATTCTCCATAGAAAAAGAAGAAATAAATTGGAAGTTAATTGACTATTCGAAACCTCCTGAGGAATCTGTTCTAGCTTCGGGGAAAGAAGGTAGCGTTCATTTTGTCAGAAGAGGTCTAGTCAATATGCTTGCTACTTCGAATTCTTTTGAGGATGTAAGAGAAATAATAAAAATAGGAGATTATTTGTTATATGATCAACTAGATCAATATAAAGTTAAAAGTTTCTTAAAAGAAAATAAGTATAAATTTTATATAGAAAATTATAATCGCGGAAATGTTGGAGGAATTAGTATTATAA